GTGTATATAAATAAAATATGGATTTACTTGGAAATAAAAGTTTTATATTGTATAGTGGTATAGCAAGTGGATTATATGCTATATATGCTGGTTTTAGATATCATAGTTTAAACGGTATACATTTAATATCAAGTGAACAAGCAAAAAATATGTTACAAAATAACAAAATAAGAACTGTTTTAGATGTAAGAACAAATAGTGAATATTTATTAGGTAATTATCCTAACTCACATAATATTCCTTTACAAAAACTAACAACATCACGTATGAAAGGTATTATGAAATCATTACCAATATTAATTTATTGTAATACAGGTAATCGAGCAAGAAGAGCAAGTGAATTATTAAAAAAAATGGGTTACGAACATGTATACTATATTGCTGATACTTATAAAACATTATTGTAAATAATAAATTATATTGTGTTGAGAGAAATCACCTTACCAACCACCTTTTTTAACATTGATACGAGGTCCTTTCGTTTTACGATTATTATTAGGGTCATATTGTTCACCCTCATCATCTGAACCCATATCTTTAGATAAATCCCAATATTGTTGTGAACCAAGACGGAAATTACTATGAGGTTCTGCTTTATACCAGAAGATTTGGTCTGATAATTTATTTGATTTTGCATTATTATTGATAACTAAACATTCATAATTTTCCGTACATTGATCCATAATTTGACAAAATGATTCAAATGTAGGAAACATACCAGCAAAGTTTTCATATATACGTTTTCTGTTACTTAAATAAGGTTCTCTCAAAATAAATACATAATCAATATTTGTTCTTAAGTTTGGAGGTACACCAAGTGGATACTGCATAGTAATAATAAGCATAATTTTCCAGTGACGACCATTCATAAACAATAAACGCATAACCTTATCTTTAGACCAAGAATTATCATATAAACAATCATCTAAAATTACGAATGCTCTTGGATCCATATTAACTTTCATTCCTGCTTTTTGCATTTTCATTATTTGTTTCAATACAATTTTTTGTCGCTTCAAAATATTCTCAATAATTGCTGTATTATACTCATCATGTATAAATAATTTTGGAATATGAGCACTAAAAAAACCATTCCCTGCCTCTGTTCCTGAGATTACTGTTCCAATTGGTATATCTTGATGATAAAATAATAAATCACGAACTAAGAAAGATTTACCTGTATCACGTCTACCAATTAATACAATTACAGGTCCTTTATTCTCATTTGGATTAAAACTTATTTCTCTCATATTGAATTTTCTCATTTCTAAATTCATTCCTGACATAATGAAATTATCTTATTTATAATATTATATTATAATCATATTAACATTTAAATATATTTAACGAATAAATCACTCTTAAATACCATATAAATATATTATAACATACTAATTTATAATATATATTACTGTTTGATATTCGATAATAATGTCTATTGATGAAGAAAAAATTAGTGATTTTGTAAATTTAGATGAATTAAGAGATATGTTACCCGATAATATGGATATTAATGCTTTATTGGATACACTTGATACACCACAAAATGATAAGATTATTGATAAAAATAAACAATCTATTCAAAATATGAAAAATAAAATGCTTCAAAGTATAGGACTAGAACGAGATAAACTTATTCAATATAATAAATCTTTAAAAGACTATATGTATGTTGATGATATATCTGAATTAAATTATGGTTCATTTATTCGCTGGATACCACTTGATGTTATTGAAAAAAAGAAAGAAATTAAACTTGTAAATGGTGGATTTTTAACTGATATTAATTTTGCCGATAAAGGTATTATTTTAAAAATAAAAATTTTTGGTAATCGTTTCTTAAATATTTATTTTGATAAATGCATGATTTTTCAAAAATTATCAGAGAATGAACAAATATTATTGGAATTAATACAATATGTAAATTAAATACTGTAATTATTTTCTACTTTTTCTACTTTTATTCAATGTTTTTTTAGTATTATTTCTTTGTCGTTTTCTTCTATGTGTTATTCTACGAGTTGTTCTTCCTCTCTTACTTCTTTTACCTCTCTTACTTCTCTTACCTCCTTTCATTTTATTAAACAGACTATCTAATGTTTTATAATCTCTTGAACCCATATAATTTACAAATGTTTTATTATTTTTATCATATATCATTATTGTAGGATAACCTTGTGCTATAATAGCATTTTGTTCAATATCTTTTTTTGGTAATTTTACATATATTACATTACCAACACTTTCTTCTAAACGATATATTGTTATATCATTTTTAGAATGTTTTTTTAATTCTTCTATTTCTAATGCTAAGTTTTTACAGTGTCCACACCACTCAGCATGTATTATTATCATTGTATTTTCTGGTTTCTCTACTTCTACTAAAAATCCGTCATTATGTCTTTTATGATTATTTGTTATATCTTTAATTGTAACAGGCATAATATATATATTAATAGTATAAAATTGATTATTGTTTACTTT